TACTCTAGTGGTGCTGGTGGCGGTGGCGGTGGTGGTCTTGGTTGGAAAAACAATATCGCAGTAGTTCCTGGACAATCATATACAGTTGTAGTAGGTGCTGGTGGTGCCAATGGAGGTTCGTATCCTTTAAATGGTTATGCAGGACCAACTACTGGCGGCAATAGTTATTTTATAAGTGCATCTACTGTTGCTGGTTTAGGTGGCCAAGTTGGAAATTCATCATATAATGCTGCTGGTGGCAGTTATGTTGGCGATGGTGGTGGTAACGGAGGCAGCAACGGAGGCGGCGCAGGTGGTTACTCAGGTAATGGCGGTGGAGCTAACGCAGCTGGTTCAGGTGGCGGCGGCGGAGGTAGTTCAGGTAGTGTTTGCGGTGGAGGCGTAGGCATATATGGCCAAGGATCAAATGGTACGGCCGGCGGCGGCGGTGGTTCTGGTGGAACAAATGGTACCGGTAGTGTCGCTGGTCTATATGGTGGTGCAAGTTTTGCTGATAACGGTGGTACTTGGACTGTTTTAGCTGCTGGCGGCGGTGCAGTAAGAATTATTTGGGGACAAGGTCGTGCTTTCCCTTCCACAAATACACAAAATTTGTGATCCTAAATATTATTATATTTTTTGATCGTAAATAAAAATGCCATTAACAATAATTAATTCATCTGGTGGCGGAACAGGAACAAATGTTCCCGGATTGAATCCACCAATATATGTAAATTCAAATACAATTTCTTCAAATATTACTTTGAGTGCTGGTACCAATGGTTTAAGTGGTGGACCAATTACAATTTCTACTGGTTTTACAGTAACAGTAGCTACTGGTGCCAGATGGGTAGTGGTATAAGGATTAGATATGGGAAGATTAGCATTAACATCTGAAACATTGACGACTGCGGTAGCAGGCACATTGGAATGGGATAGTAAAGTACCTTATTTTACTCCTTTGGGAACACAACGTGGTGTGGTTCCAGGAATGCAGTATTATCTTTTAAATAGTTTGGTTGCAGGATCTAATGCTACAGGTAACCAAAGCGTATTTGGATTAAGCACTGGAGTTACTTTATCTTCTAGTACAATATACAGATATGAATTTTTTTATGTTTTTGCTAAATCTTCTGGTACTACTATTCATACTATGTCCATTGGATTTACTGGAACTGCAACTAATAACTGGTTCGCAGGTGATGCTTTATATAATGGTACTCAAAATGGTTTTAATACTGCTGATTCTGGAGCTTATTATTCTATAGGAACATCACCCACTCCCTTCCCTGTAACTAATTCACAAGGAAATGCAGCACAACAAATGAGTATTTGGGGCCATGGATCTATAAGCGTTAACGCTGGCGGAACATTTTTGCCCGTGTATGCTTTGAGTGCAGCACCGGGTGGTGCATATAGTACATATCCAGGTAGTTATTTCTTAGTGTATCCCGTTGGTACATCAGGCAGTAATATCTCAGTAGGAACATGGGCATAATATGAGTACCTTACAAGTAACAAATATACTATCTAATTCAGTAAATACACCTCCTGTTATTTACGATTCTGCAAGCACACAAGTAGGAACATTTTGTCGTGCTTGGGTAAATTTTGATGGCACTGCTAGTCCTGGTAGTATTAAATCATCATTCAATGTAACTAGTATTACTAATGTGGGGACCGGCGTTTATACAGTAAATTTTACAAACAGTATGCCTGATGCAAATTATGTTTCAACAATAAATGCTTCTAGACCTGCTACCGATTTTACATGTTTTAGTTTGAGAGGCAATGCCGCACAAACAACTTCCGGTGTAACTATCGTTGTTGGTACTACAGGATTTGTTTTGGCATCTACGGCCAATACTGTTCAGGTAGCAATTTTTAGGTAAAGAAACATGTCAGATTTTAGAATTATATTTCCCAATGATGACGATGGCATTGCTATCGTAATACCTGCACCAGGATTTTCAAAAGAACAAGTGTTGACAGCAGTGCCTTCCGGAAAACCTTATTTGTTTGTTCATCCAAACGACTTACCAACAGATGAAACTTTTAGGAATGCTTGGGAAGCAGACTTCACTGATGCACCAATAAAAGGGTAAAAAATGGCAATAACATTAGATGGTTCATTAGGAATAAATTTACCCGGATCTAATACCAGTTATCAATTAGGTTCATCCACAAATGGCACAGAACAAAACAGCACAAGTGGTACCAGTATAGATTTTACAAACATACCTAGTTGGGTAAAAAGAATAACCCTTATGTTTAATGGTGTGTCAACATCCGGTACTTCAAACTATTTGGTTCAAATTGGTGATTCAGGGGGCGTGGCCACAACAGGTTATACTGCTGCTGCATCAACAATCAATACAACGGTCGCATCAACATCTTCAACCGCTGGTTTTATCATAAGAATTAGTGCGGCTGATGGTGCAGGAACAATTATGACTGGAGCCATAGTTCTAACATACGGCGGAAACTATAAATGGTATGCTCATGGCGTTCTGAGTGCCGGAACTGGAACTCCTTCCACATTCACTTTAAGTGGCACAAAAACACTTTCTAGTGCTTTAACAACAGTTAGAGCTACGACTGTTAACGGAACAGATACATGGGACTTAGGTTCAATGAATATTTTATACGAGTAAAAAATGATTACTATTAATATAGACAAAGCAAAAATAATCAGTCACGAAATTCGTAGACAAAAACGAGCAGAAGAATTTGCTCCTTTGGATGAAGTCATTATGAAGCAAATACCCGGAACGGATTTTTCTATAGTTGAAGCTCAACGTCAAGTCATTAGAGATCGTTATGCCGAAATTCAAACAACGATTGACTCTATGCAAAATGACGAAGAATTATTGAATTTTATAAAAGAAAAATTTCAGTGAATAATAACATGTCAATAACTTCTATTCTAATCCAGATGAAGTCTGTTGAACATATAAATAGCGTAATAAACTATGGGTTTAAGAAATGTCAACAATAACAACAAGAACACAATTCAAAGATTATTGCCTACGCAGACTTGGATTTCCTGTTATTGAAATCAATGTTGATGAAGATCAAATTCAAGACAGAATTGATGATGCACTACAATATTGGCAAGATTATCACTTTGATGGTCTACAAAAATTTTATTACGTAAAAACGATTGACCAAACAGATATCAATAACAAATATCTGGATATGAGTAGTATTACTGATTCTTCCAATAATGTAATGCAAATTTCAGGTGTCACCAGAATATTTCCAATTCAAGATTCTCAGGCAACAATCAGTATGTTTGATTTGAGATATCAATTACGTTTAAATGAATTGTACGATTTCACTTCCGCATCATATATCAACTACACAATGACCCAACAACATTTGCGTATGTTGGAACTTATGTTTACTGGTGAAATACCAATTCGTTTTCAAAGACACATGCAAAGATTGTTTATTGATTGGGCTTGGGGACAAGCACAAGCACCAGTTGGAACAACAGTAGTCATTGAATGTTATGGTGTAATTGATCCTGAAGTGTATGGTCGTGTGTGGAATGATCGTTGGTTAAAAGAATATGCAACGGCATTAATCAAAAGAACATGGGGAAATAACTTGAAAAAATTTGCAGGCATTCAATTACCTGGTGGTGTCATGTTAAATGGCGACAAAATTTTCCAAGAAGCAGAACAAGAAATCAAAGCTCTTGAAGCTGATATGGAAAGAAGTTATGGTGGTGTTTTAGAATTTTTTATGAATTAATATGGCAACAAGTGTATATTTTAATAACTATAACTCACAAGCAGAACAAAGAGTTGTAGAAGATTTAATTGTTGAATCCATAAAAATTATGGGTTTTGATGCATACTATTGCCCAATTTATAATCCTACAGACCGAGATATTCTATATGGAGAAGATCCAGTTAAGAAATTTAAAACTGCTTTTCCTGTTGAATTTTATCTATCAAATTCACTTGAATATTTGGGTGACAAAGAATTCTTTTCTAAATTTGGTTTGGAAATT